CGCACCAGGAATGGCGCGTTTGTCTAACTTTCAGAAGTATGTCTCGCACGTGAACTACGGTGACGACGATGTGACGAACGTCTCGGAGGTCGTGGATTGGTTTAACCAAATCACGATGGCCGAGGCGTACGCCACCTTCGGAATGACGTACACGGACGAAACGAAGTCTGGGGAACTTGTCAAGTTCAAGACATTGAACGACATTCAGTTTCTCAAGCGAGGATTCGTTTGGGACGCTGATCAGGCAAGGTACCGGGCACCACTCGAGATTAGCACGATCCGAGAGATGCCCTGTTGGAACAAGACAAAAGGCGACCAGTACCATCTGACCGCCCTCGTGCTCGAGGATGCTGTGTATGAGTTGGCACAGCACTCTCGTAAAATCTGGAACGAAAACATCGGCAAGCTTGAAGCTGCTCGACAGTTTGTGTATGACCGGGTCGCTCTGCGATTCTCCACGTATGAGGAGTATGAACAGGAGGACCTTGTCAAATACATGCTGCCGGGCATCCAAAGCATGCCGGTGCAATCGTTGACTCATCAAAAACCTCGTGACCGGGGCATCGGAGCATTAGCCGAGAGCTACGATGCAGCAAATCCTGCTGAGGTGCAGCTACAACCGCTGTCTCCCCTCCGGGAGCCAGTGACCACTGTAGTGGCGGAGGGAGCGCTATTCAGCGCTATTGGCAAGTGTGTGCCCTCCTTAAATTTTAGGCTACTTGCCCGGCTTGCAGCCCTGGGGATTAAGTCGTCCTCAGAGCGAAGTGATAGGCTTCAGTGTGAAAACGAAACTCTACCAACCTACCGGGAGTTCCTCGCGGGACAACCCGACAAACCGACCATGTGCGTTAATTCGTACATTTACCAATCGCCCGAACTCCATGAACTGTACTGTGAAGTGAAGGAGTGTGGCCCTTGTGGCTTTCACTGCGGATCAGACATGGCATGGTTCAAGACCCAGTGGTACCGCTACTGCGGGATGAGCCGCGAGAATTTTTCTCATCTTTCTGAAGAGAAGAAGGCTGAGGCGGTTAGGCGCAAGCTGAGCCTCCTCAATTTCGTTGGAAAATCCCAAAGTGGCGGTGTCGCTGGTGAAGGCGATTCGACCGACCCAAACCCTGACTTTGCTGGCGAGCAAAGTGAGGTTGAGACAGAAGAAATCATGAAGTTCCACCAAGACGGAGCCGTGGTGTCGGCTGATCGACAGTTGTCCGCACCCACCCCCGAAGCAATTCGGGCTGGGTCGGAAGATCTGTTACTCAACGACGTCAAAGGGTTCCTTCGACGACCAGTCCACATGCAGGACTTCGTCTGGCAAAAGACTGATGCCGTATTGACATCTATCTACGACGCG